TTGTGCCTCGAGAGAATCATCGACACCAATGATGATAACGATATCCTTCACTAAGATGCCTGTCATTTCCCATAGCATGTATGCATAGAGACTGGTCTGTAGGAAGTATCCTTCGATCCAGTCCTTTCGCTTCAGCTTCGCAGAAGTCTTATAGTCAATGATCGACAGACGGCCGTCGTAGTCTGCTATGAGGTCGCATGAACCTGCTAGTTTCAGATGATCGGAGAAGAGCGTACATTCTGTGGCTCTGATCATGTCAACCTTGTCGTCAAGGATCATCTTGATCTGACGAAACATCATCATGTTATGAGGCATCGACGTATCGATGTCATGGCCTAACACATAGTTTTCACACATCGTATGGATGTTAGTTCCACGAGTGGCAGCCCGAGATGAAACTCGAGCTGCTTCGTCCTCGCCTACTCTTTTCTTCCAAGCTTCAAGGGCAGATTTATCAGTCATCTTACCGAGGACGGCGGTGACAGACGGATATCTCTTTCCTTCTGGTGTCTCATAGAGACGTGTTGGACCATCTATCCTTTGCAGCTCCGCAAAGTCTAGCAGATCGTATTCGAAACCTTTACGGTTGAAGTCCGAGTTTTTGACGAGCAATTATATATTCCTTCACTAATTTCGATCGAACGATATCCTGTTCGAGAAAGTCAACATGTACAAAATCATTCAACTTACCGAGGACCTTCATAAAGTCCTTGAGTCCGTTGCGTTCTTGGTCCTTCGTAAGATCTGACTGACGGAAGTCACCGCAGAACAATACTTTACAACCCTTACCAATACGAGTGATCACCGAGTCCAGTTCGTGGAACGTCATGTTATTGACTTCGTCCACAATGACAAAACAGTTGTTCATGGTAATACCACGAACGAACGACGTTGAGATAAACTCGATGGCGTTCTTCTGCTTGAGGATCTCGTATGCATCAGACCGATCAAACAATTCGGTGCAGATTGCATAGTAAGGTGCCTCATAGACCTTCATCTTTTCCTTCTGGTTTCCAGGAAGAAAACCCATATCTCGTGTTGGTACTACCGATCTTACAATATAAATCTTATTTTGTACACCGGTATTTTCCATCATCGATTCAATGGCCTTATACAGAGCAATAAACGTTTTACCTGTACCAGCCATGCCGTGCAACATCAAATGTTTTCCATCATCAAAAGCATCAAACGCAATGCGCTGGTTTTCTGTGAGTGGATTAATATTTTTTAAATTGAAATTTTGAGTTTTAAATGTCAACCCTTCTTGTGTGTCACCATTTTGTCTGGCGATTCTTTTTTCTCTCTTAGTTAAACGAGGTTGGCTATGTTGCACAAGTTGTCCTTATTTTTTATTACGAGCCTTATTTACTGCCTCTCTGGTTTTGGTGCTTTTAATACCTTTATCAGCGTGTTGTTCACCGAGTGGCGAGTATGGGTTGGCATTACCGATTCTATTGAGTAGGTCGTTAAAGCCCGAGTCATTTTTGTGAGTTACGCCTGCTATTCCTGATACAAAATTAGGAGCGCCTATAATTTCTTCGATGTCTGGATTGGCCTCGAGAAAATCAATTTTCTGTTGATAGTTAAAGAATTCCTCGAAAACTTCTCCGGTTTCTTTGAGTCTAAATTCGTATATAGGCATTAATAATCTTCATCTTCTATCAGATCTAAAAGGGTGCTTTTTGCTTTAGAACGAAGGGCAGATCGAAGCCGCTTCTCACTCAAATGCTGACGATGATCATGTGATGTATTTTTCGAGTCGTCATATTCTTCATTATATTTTCTAAAACGCTTAACCGTGTTGCTCATTTGGAATTAACCCTGGAAAAGCTTCGTTAATTGTTGCTGCGTTGAGTCCTTCGACTTTCTTATCCTTGACTGCAATCAAAAGATTTGCATCCTTCGGATGAAGAGATTCGAGAAGACCGATGAAAAGCATTTCGCGCTGAACTTGTTTAATGTCAGGACGATTGCCGCTGAGGTAAAGAGGAAGTGTACGTGCCTCTTGATAGAGTCTTCCTTCGCTGTCGAGCACTTCGCTCGGCTTATAAGGAGGAGCTCCTTCTGGTAGCCACCATCCTACGTTAGGATGGAATGCCAATTCAAGGATATACCGAAGTGTTTCATTATCATACTGTCGTAAGACAGAAACCTTTGATGGTACATCTTTTGCTTCCTTGACCAAATCAAGGATCTCTGCTATCGCTAATGTTCTTTGCATATTAAAACTCGTTAATGCTTTCTAATAGGAGTTTGAGACGACGTTCGATAAAGTAGTTGAAGAGTTTATCTCTTCCTTTACCAGCTTGCTGCTCGTACTGCACGAGCACTTCCTTCTTAATATCAGGAGGAATGAAGTTGAGATCAACGAGCTGCTGATTGCGAAGGTAACCGCGCAGCATCTTCTCGTCACAGAATTCCTTTGGATCTGATACGAGCCACTGATCTAATTTTTTCTGACTAATAGGTTTCTGTCTGGCACCGACAACGAACGTGTCATCTGCTGACAAGAAGTTAGGAACACCGTCGCCAGTATCACCGCGAATGATATGTTCTTTGATGAACTTATCGACGTCGTTCGTCTTACGCCACTTCTTCTGTACAGGATCAAACTGCTGTACGTTCATGTAAGCTTGAAGCTGCACAAAGTCCTTGTCACCAGAAAGAATCAAGATCTTCTCGTTGGTATTGCCATAGGTTTGTGCAAGAGTGCCGATGATATCATCAGCTTCGGCGCCATCGACACGAATGACTCGATAAGGAAAGTAATCCTTGAGTTCATCGCGGACTTTATTGAGAGTCTCGAATACGGCAGTCCAGTTGATCTCGGACTTCTCACGATTCTTACGACGATTGGCTTTGTAATAGGGAAATACTTGACGGCGCCAGTTATTACCAGCATCGCATGCGATAATCATCTCGCCGAACTCGTTCTTAAACTTGACATTATAAGCTCGAACAGAGTTTAGCACCATGTGTCGCAAAAGATCTTCTTCGATATCTGCATTCGTGTGGTTTCCAAGTTGTATCATTAGATTGGAAATCATAACCTGCGAAAGGTCCATAATAATCATTTCAATTTCTCACTCTTCATCTGGTAAAGTATACGTATATTCAATTGTACTGTCTTCATTATATCTAAATTCAAATATGTTGTCAGACATATTATGAAATGGATGCTCGAGATTATACTGTCTGTGCAACAATGCCTTGATGCCTTCCATGACTAAGGCTACATCTTTGATGTATTTATCGTCATTGATATCTACGCCATAAGCTCCGAACATATTAATTATGTCAGGAATCATGTCATTCATGACTCCAGCCACGTGTTCTTTACGAGTCTGAGTAACCTTATCATGAATTTCGTCTAAGTTCTGAGGCGGCGCCTCGTCGCGCTTGACACCTGGAAATAAGATTACGTTGTCCGTCATTTAATAACCCTTAGTAGAATGGTGTCTTGATTGATTCGGCCATTCGGCTTCGACTCTACGGTCTTGATCTCGTCCATAAACTTGCGTAGGCTGACTTTGCCTGCACCGAGCAATGCTTGAATAGAAACATCTGGCTTTCGCAAGCTCTTGCTTGTAGAAGTTTCGACATCATAACCGATCAAGGTAGTGCCCTTCACTTGGATTCCAGCTGGACCACTCGAATCATATCGAGCCAACTTCTTGTATTTGGTGTTGTAAGCCCATAGCTGTGTACATCCTACGATCTCTGCTGGATGGACAGAGACAATCTTGAGTGAAGGCTCTTCCTTCTGGTATTTAAGGTTCTTGACCAGATCGACTGCAGACTTTGCTTTCTTCTCACGTGGCTTACGAACCTTGACAGCCTTCTTGTTATTTACATAACGATCGATGTCATCGAAGAAACTCTGCCAAAAGTTAATCCAAAACTTCAGACGCTTGCCGAAGGCTTCTTGAACTTGCTCGTCATTCGACATAATCTCTGTATATTGAGGACGGTAGTAGTCAGCTACGATGCCGAGAATCTGTGCGTTCAATTCGTTCGCTTGACAAAAAGTGTACATCGAGAACTCTTTGCCATCGATGACATTATCGAGTTCTTCTTCGAGACTCGTAATGATGTAGTTGGCCTTCTCACGAATGCGAGCTTGAATATCGACGACAGGCTTTGGCGCATCTTCGACTTCTTCGACAATCTGAGTGGCTGCCGCAAGCAGATTCTTTACACTATCATTGAAATAGTCGAGATTCTTTTGCGGCAGCTCATTGCCATTCAGGAGAATACGTGCAACGTTACCAAGAGTTTTGGAAATCTTCCACTTTGGAAGCTTGCGTAGGAGTGCGAGTTGGTCCTTGGTATAATTCTTCTTGGCATATGTGAAGAACCAGTCGCGTGACTGATCATCAGATGCCATGTAGTTATACCAATTCAGAGCATTGCTATAGCCATCGATTACGATGGGTTCTGAGCCATAGGCTTTGTCATCGATCGACCGAATAGCCGCACGAGAGATCTGTTTGGGTTTAGCTTTAACCTTAATGACCATGTTTACCTCTGTAGTTCCTTGTTTGTATTATTCAATCTACTACAGTTTTGATAATTTGTACATGTTTATTTTCATAGGTCGATTTTATAATTAAAACTTGGACCACCCTTTGGCGTGTACTGCTCTGCGTTTGGCTCCCAACCAGGAGTTCCAACGACCGGTTCCCACTTTTTGTCGATATGTTCCTTCTTGACATATGACCACTTACGAGAAGTTTCCATTGCCGTTTCCATACCATACTCGAGCAATTGATTGTGCACAGCATCGTGTTCGTACATCTCTACGTCATCGAAGACGAAGACTGCGCCAGGATCTGATCGTTCAAGGAAAAACGCAATCTCGGTATCAAGCGCTTCGAGCGTATGAGGACCATCGAAGTGAACTACGCTGTACTTATTGACAAGACTCTTATGCTCTGCATAGACAGGAACACCGTCTGCATAACGATTGAAGAACTCTGTGTCTTCGAGGTTGAACATGTAGAAATTCACATTCTTCTGACGACAATACAGATACATGTTGATCATGCACACGTCGCGCATCTCATTCGTATAGTCACAGCGACCTTCTTTGAAGATCTCGTCACGATAATATTCGATGTTGCCATACGGATCAATACCAAAGACTGGCTTCTCAGGAGTTTGACCACTTCCTACGAGACCGTCGATGATACGTTGTAGACCACCGCCGAGACGGACACCGATCTCGACTGCTGCACCTTCTACACCTTTTGATCGAATG